GAGGGCACTCGGCAGATTTACGAGCGGACGGGCGTCGAGCAGTGGATCTGGAGCGCGAATTTAGGCAACCCCAGAACATGTTTCTCATGCGTTTGTCTGCACGGAACCGTGCACCCGGTGAGCGAGGTGCTCAACGACCACCACAACGGCCGGTGCGCGCCGATCCCGGTCACGCCGCGCTGGGCAGAGCTGGGGATTGCCGGCGGGCGCGAGCTGGCGATCGAGACGGGGGTTGACTGGTTCCGCAAGCTCCCGGCCGAGCAGCAGGCGAGCATCATGGGGCCGAAGTTTTACGAGGCGTGGACGGCGGGCGCGTTCCGGCTGGAGCAGGTGCCGCGCCTGTATCACAACGACATTTTCGGGCCGATGTGGCGCAAGAGCACATTGGCCGAGCTATTGGCAAGCTAGACGACCACCGAGAGGGTGACATGGGCGACAAACACGAGTCCGAGACGGACACCACCAACACGCAAGACCAGGTCGAGAGGACCGACGGCGGCCAGGGCGGGACCCAGGCCGGCGCGACCACCGAGTTGGCGACGCTGCAGGCTGAAGTGAAGCGGCTCCAATCGGAGCTGGCGGCGCGCGAGGCGCGCATCAAGGAACTGAACAGCGAGAGCGCCGGCCGGCGGGTGGAGAACAAGACGCTCCAGGAGACGCTTGAGGAAATCAAACAGGCGTTGGAAGCGGAGCGCAAGCAGCGCGCGGACGCTGAGAAGGCAGCCCAGGAGGCCGCCAAGCAGGCCGAGCGCGCAAAGGTCATCGGGGAGCTGGCGGCGAAGTATAAACTGCCGGCGAAGGTGGCCGAGAGGTTGGCCGGCGAGACGCCGGAAGAGCTGGAGGCCGACGCGCAGGCGCTGGCCGAGGAGCTCGGGACGGCCCGCGCTGGGAAGGGGACCGGGGGCGGCAAGGGCGCCAGCCCGGGGAACTCCACCTGGACGGGCGGGCTGACCAAAGAGTCGATCAAGCACATGAGCCCGGAGGAAATCAACGAGCATTGGGACGAAGTCTCGAAACTGTTGGAGGCTCCTGGCTCATAGCGGACGCCGGGGGAGGCCCGGCGGGGAGGTATCAGGATGGCGCTTGACAACTTTATCCCCGTAATCTGGAGCGCTCGGCTGCTGGCGCGGCTGCAAAAGGCTCTGGTGTACGGGCAGGCTGGCGTGGTCAATCGGGACTACGAGGGCGAGATCGCGGACGTGGGCGACACGGTCCGCATCAACAGCATCGGGCCGGTGTCCATCTTTCCGTACGTCAAGAACACGGACATGCCGGCACCGGAGACGCTGAACGACGCGGCGCAGATGCTCACCATCGACCAGGCGCAGGCGTTCAACTTCCAGGTGGACGACATCGACCGGGCGCAGCAGAAGCCGAAGGTGATGGACGAGGCAATGCGCGAGGCGGGCTACGCCCTGGCCGACGTTGCCGACCAGTACCTGGCGGGGCTGATGTGGCAGGCGGCGCCGGCGACGTCGATGCTGGGGGCGATCGGCAGCCCAGTGGACATCGGCTACGGCGCCAACGAGATGTCGCCGTACATCGCGCTCCTGCGCCTCGGGCGGTTCCTCGACGAGAAGAACATCCCGCGCGCGGGGCGCTGGGCGATCGTGCCGCCGTGGTTCGAGGAGTACCTCGTCATGGATGGGCGCATCGTCGGCAGCGGCGCGGACGCGGCGGACACCCGCGCGGTCAACGGGCGCGTGGGACGCGCGGCCGGGTTCGACATCCTCGTCAGCAACAACGTGCCGTTCCTGCCCGGCGGCACCGAGTACAAGATTGTGGCGGGCACGAGCCTCGCCACGTCGTACGCGGAGCAGATCAACAAGGTGGAAGCCTACCGCCCGCAGCTCCGCTTCGCGGACGCGGTGAAGGGGCTGCACCTGTACGGCGCGAAGGTCGTGCGGCCGGAAGCGCTGGCGCTGCTGGTCGCGGACATCGGCACGCCGGCCACGTAAGCGGCGGCCGTGACCCTGTTTTGACATGCGGCGGGGCCTCGGGAGAGGCCCCATAGGAGAAGGAGAAGGGAACTATGGCGAACCCGGCGAACCTGACCGTCACCGAACTGGTGGCGAACGCGGCGTCGCCGCAGCCGGCAGGCGACACGATCGACACCGACGGGACCGTCCCGATTCTGGCGGCGGACCTGAAAGGCGCGACGGATCGGCTGATTCTCGAAGTCACGAACGACGACGTCGCGGACGGCCTGATCGTGACCGTGTTGCACGGGGACAACCCGCCGGCGGTGCGCGAGAGCCTGGGCGACCTGACGACGACCATCGCATCCGGCGACACGGTCTCCATCGGGCCGCTGGAGAGCGCGCGCTTTATCCAGGCGGACGGCACGCTGCAGGTGGCTTTTGAGAGCGACGGCGGCGCGAACGCAAGCGCGACGGTGCGCGCGGCGCTGCTGCCGAAGGCGGTCTAACCGGCAATGGCAGCGCGAGCAGGCATGGAGCGGCTGGTCGCGAGCCTGCGGCGACTGACCGCAGTGCGCGCGGACGACGCAACCTGGACGGAGGACGTGCTCCAGGACGCGCTCGACCGGACGCGCGTCGAGCGGCGCGGGGTGCCCGTGCGGCCGGTGCCCGAGCGCAGCCCCGGCCAGACGACGTATGCCGACTACCTGCTCCCGCCGATCGCGCGCGACGTGGAATACGACGAGAACGGCGTGGCTGAGGACGGCTGGCGACTGCTGGACTTCAGCGGCCAGGATGCGCCCGGCCACACCGTCAACCTGGCGGCGGGGGTGATCACCTTCGACGCCGGGACAGACGGACAAACGTTCTATCTCGACTGCCGGGCCTATGACCTGAACGCCGCCGCGGCGGACGTGTGGGAGCAGAAGGCAGCGGCGGTGGCCGGGGCGGTGGACTGGCGCAGCGACAACCATCAAATCAGCGCCAGCCAGGAGCACGCGCACTGTCTGAAGATGGCGCGGGAGTTCCGGGCGAAGGCCGGCGGCGGGATGCAGTCGGTCGAGATGTGGCGGAGCGACGAGGCATGGTAATCGCGGACGCGCAGCTCGCGCAGATGCGAGCACAGGTGGCGGCACGGCTGCCGCAGACGGCGGAGATCCAGCGCATCGAGCAGGTGAGCGACGGCGCGGGCGGCTGGGAAGAGCAGCCGGTGACGCTGGCGACGGTGGCGGCGCGGCTGGACCCGCTGTCAAAGCAGATAATGAGCGACGTGATCGCCGGGCAGGAGGCGACGGTGGTGCGCTATCAGCTCACCGTGCCGTGGGACGCGCCGCTCGAAGCGAACGGCCAGGTGCTGATCGACGGGCGGGCTTACCAGGTGGTGCAGCTCGACGCCGATCACGGCTGGCGGGTGAGCCGGCGGGCGATCGTGAGCGAGGTGCGCTGATGCCAGGGCCGCAGGTCATCCTGAACATGAACAAGCTGCTGGAGCTGGAGCGCGAGGCGCCGGGCCGAGCAGATGAGGCGGTTGGCAAGGTGGCGAAGCTGTGCACGGACATCATCGGCCTGAGCTGGAGCGACCAGCAGCCATCGCCGCCGGGCGGGCCGCCGGGCGTTGATACCAGCGCGCTAAAAAACAGCGTGGTCTATGAGCCAGGGAACGAGCCGCTGACGTGGATCGTGCACGACGGCGTCGAATACGGCGTGCACCTGGAGTATGGAACCGAGAAGATGGCGGCGCGCCCCTGGCTGCTGCCGGCGGTCGAGCAGACGGCGGCGATGATCCCGCCGGAATGGCTGCAAGAGGTGGTCAAGTGAGCGTGCTGCCGGACGTGGCGCGGGCGGTGTACGGGAGGCTGATCGCCGACCCAGGCGTGAGCGCGCTGGTGGGCGACCGCATCTTCAACATGCTGGCGCCGTCGGGCGCGGCGAGGCCGCACATCATCTTTTACCTGGGGAGCGGGCTGCTGGATCGGAGCACGCCGCGCCTGGACGGGAACGACGTCTACCGCGTCGAGGCGGTGGCGGACACGCGGCAGGCGGCGGACACGCTGCACCGGGCGATCTGGGCGGCGCTGGACGGCGCGGAGTTGAGCATCGACGGATACTCGAACTTTTGGACCGCCGGGGAACGGCAGGTCACGCTAACCGAGACGAGAGAGGGACGACAGGTGTGGCGGTACATCGCCGACTACCGGATCCGGACCTCCAAGCGGAAGGAGTAAAGGGGTAATGGCG